ATAGCACTTGTCTGACTTGACGATATTCCAGTCTTAGCAGTATTAGCAGCTATAGCTGTATTAATTGAATCAGCTAGTTTATCTGCAGTAACAGCATCATTTGCAATTCCAGCAGTAACTACTGCATTGTCGTCTATTAAAGCAGAAGTAATTGCGTCATCTGCAATATTCTCTGTATCTACTGCATCATCTGCTATTTTAGCATTAGTAATTGCATCTCCTGCAATTTTAGCAGTTGTAACATTAGCATCTGTTATCTTTGCTGTTGTAACTGAATTAGTAGCTAATCCTGCTGTAACTATTGCACCATCATCTACTAATGCTGCTGTTATAGCATCATCAGCTATATTTTCTGTATCCACAGCATCGTCAGCAATCTTTGCATTAGTAACTGCATCAGCATTAATCTTTGCTGTAGTTACTGAACTATCTGCAAGTTTTACTGTAGCTATAGAGCCTGTTGCTAAAGCTGTTATAACATCTGCAGAAGATAATGTTACTGCTCCTGTTCTAGAATTAAATGAAGCTACTCCTGTAGCATCTGTTGCCCAAGAAGTTGTAGTACCATTTGTTGTTAATACCTTTCCGGAATTACCTGATTGACTAGGTAATAAACTATCTCCAGTTATAGTCCAAGTTCTATTAGCTGAAAGGTTATAAGCTGTTCCATTAATTGTTAGTGTTCGTGTATTAGGTACTGGTGTATACCCTAATGCTGTTACAATATTTGCTGATGTAAGAGTAAGAGCAGCTTGTTCCCAAGCTGAACCATTCCAAACATATAAATCATTAGATGAGGAGTTAAAATATAATGCTCCTGTTAATAAACTATTACCATCATTATCTACACTAGGAGCAGAGCCTTTAGGACCTAAATATCTATCATCAAAAGAGTCATAACTAGCTGCTGAAGCTGTTGCTGAATCTGCTGAAGATACTGCTGATGCTGCTGCTTCGGCTGCCTTTTCAGTAGCTACTGTAGCTTGACTACTAGCATCTGTAGTTGCATCTCCTGAACCACCTGGTCCTCTATATAGTGCCATTGATTGCTCTCCTAATTAATATTTCTATACTCATTATAATAGTGAGCATAGAAATATCCCCTCCGAAGAGGGAATAAATTTTATTACGCAGGTACGACTAATGCAAACGCAGAGTCATCTCGTAATTCTTGAACACCATAAATTGTATCTGATGTATAAAGAGTACTTAGATGGTCTTGTTTGTATTGTGTCTGAGACCTAACACCCATTTGTTCTACTAAAACTGCTGCATCTTCGTGACCCATTAGGCATACACGAGCTGCTGCTGAACCTGAAGTTGTATCAGCATTAGAAGAAACATATACTGGCATACCATAAAGGTTACCAATTTGTCCATTTCTAATTGTGTTAGCATTTCCTGATTCACCAACAAAGTCCATAGCTGTATAACGGTCTAGACCCATTAATGTGTTACGAGCTGATGGAGGAATCAAGAAGAATCGTCCAGCAGTTGGTACATCATTATCATCTAATCGTTGAATAGTTCTACGGATAGCTGCATCTGTAAGAACAGCTTCATTATTAGAGCCTGCAACATACAGAGAAGTACCATTTGAACCAATGAAACCTTTAGTGTATGCTGCTGTAGCTGCACCAGCATTAAAAGTTCTACCTAACTGAACTAAGTCTGTATCAACTTGTTTAGCTAGAGCATAACCAGCATCATCTGTATAGAATCGTCTAAGTGAAGAAAGAGCTTGTACTTCTACAATATCTTCAATAAAACGAGAATACTCATAATGCTTGTTAATAGGTACTTGAATTTCTGTAGCTGTTCCTGCAATAAGTGTTACTGCAGTAGAAGCAGCTTTAACTGAAGCTGAACCTCTTAGTGGTTTAGGGATGTGAATTACATCTCCTTTTTTGCCTTTGAAAGACATTTTTTTAAATACGTTTGCTGCTACTAAGTTCTTTTTATACGCTGCAATTACTTCATCGGACCAAATCTCAGGTATAAAGGTAGCCGCTGTCGTCGTAGTGACGGCTGGGGTTGGATAAGCCATGTTTAATTTCCTTTATAAAATGTTAATTTAAATAACTCGCCCTTCTTTGTAAGCTGCCATTATCTCATCTGATAGTGCATCATACTTATCTGGGTCTGTTTGCATAAGTTTAATAATATCGCTTCTTCGATATTTCTTTTTAGAAACAGGTTCGTTATTTCCTTCACTTCCAATACTAGCTGCTTTCAATTGATTATCTTTATCTATCTTACTGCTTTTTTCTACATTAGCTATTCTGTCTTGTTTTTCAGTCCAGTTGCCAAGTAGTTCTTTAGCAGCGTCATAATCAAAATGTACTTCAGCTCTATTGTATAGTTCAGAGCGAACTTTAGAACCTTTAATCCATTCAGCAAAAGCAGGGTCTTGTACAGTACTCTCCAACTCTGGATACTCAGCATTTAGTCTTGTCAATGTAGAACTTCTCTTCATTTCCAAAGCTGCTTGCTTTGCTTCTTTAATTGCAGGGTGATTGTCTATTTCCCTTTTTACATTCTTTGCTGGATTATCATAAAAATCCTCTGGTGCTACTTCTGTTTCAGTAGTCTGTGATTCTTTTGAAGTTTGTGTTTGAATAAAGTCATCTACTACCCTTCTTAGTTCACCTACTTCAGAGCCTTGTTTACCAATCAACTTTTCAGCAGCTTGGTGCATTTCAATAACCTCTTTAGCAGACTTACCTCGATACTTCTCAGGTGTGTCATCTAGAGCTTCCTTTTCAGGTTTTTCAGCTACTTCTATCTTCTCTTTAACAGGAGTAAGTTCTTTTTCAAGTGTTGTCTCTATCCTATCTTGAGAGATTGCTACTTCCCGTGCTGGAATCTCTATTACTTCATCTTCTACTTCTTCTATTATATCAGCCATATTATTTCTCCTGTGCGTTTAGCATTTTAGGAAGGTTAATAAGGAGACTAATCCTCACTTGCCTTTTTGGATTTTTGGTGGGAATCTTGCCAATGTTTTCTTTCCCATTTTGCAAAAGCTCCTGGGAAATCCCCTGACCATCCTTCTAGTTGTATTGAAGGAGAACTAATAATTTTATTAGCTTCCTGTCCACAACTGGGACAATCATGTGTCTGAGTGTATTCAACTAGGTCTTCAAAAATACCACATTGTTTACACTCAAATTCAAATAGTTTCTTCATTTTGTAACTCTTTATAAGTCTCTTCTGATACTTGTTTAAGAGTAAGTATATAGTTAAGAATATCTAACTGTCCTTTTCTCTTATGTAAAGAATCATTATCAGTAATAGTATTAATATTATTATACTGTACTTGTAATTTCTCTACATCTTCAATTAAGTCTAACCACCCTTGGGTGGTCATCATTGTAAACCTATCTTCATAGTACTTTTCTAATTCTTTATCTTCCATACTAATATTATACCATAGTTTCTTTTAAAAGTCAAGCCTTCTTTTGCAACATTTGCATTTTAACTATTTCTTTATTATCTTTCATGTCTTGCTCTTTTACTTTTAACTCTGCTTCTTTAAGCATTAACTCTGCTAATTCTACTCTGCGTTTAAACTCAGCAGCTTGTTCATCTGCTTCAGAAGGTAGATTACTAGCTAAAGCTGACATTAACTTAGCCTGTACTTCTTGAGGAAGCATCTGTGCTTGTACTTGAGCTTTCTGAGCTTGTGCTTGATTTTCTAAAGCTTCTGCTTGTTGTACTTGTATTCCAGCTTGTGCTTGTGCTATTTGAATTTGCTTCACTTGTTGTTTAGTTTCAACTTCTTTTTGTTGAGCTTGTTGTAATGTTTGTTGTATAGTTACTTTATTGTCTAAACTAGAATTCTGTACAATACCTTGTAATAGTAAAGGTACTATAGGACTAGTAGGTCCTAAAGTTTTAAGTAAGTTAATAAACTGTACTTGTTCTACTTCTTTAGCTAAATTACCTAGAGAAGAGTTAGCTACAAACTTATAGTCTGCCACTGGAAAATGCTCTGGGTCAAATTGCATAAACCTATGAGCTACTTTAGTAATAAAAGGTATTAAGAAATTATCTTGAAAATTAACTAGAGTTCTCTTGTTCTTTTTAAGTACTCCTGCTAATGTAACTGATAGTTCTCCACCGGTAGGTTGTTTTTGATTACCTTGTGTATCTAAAGTATTAGTAGCTTGTAATAGCATAGATTGAAATTCTTTAGCTGTAGCCATATTAGAAGCATCTGTTTGTCCAAACTTAAAGGGCATTAAAATTTCGCCTGGAGAACCATTAGTAAGTAATGTCTTTCCTGGACGTACTTCAAATTTAGCTCCTCTTGGTAACCTTGTTGCATCCATACCCATCATAGGTGCTGTAGTAAGTGCTAAAGAATCAAGGTGAGCTCTTAACTGAGCATCTATAGCTTTTTGCATATTAAAACCTTTTTCTGCAATGCCTCTACCCCAGAATCTTTTAGGTACTGTATCATCTTGATAAGCTACTACAGGTCTATCTTCCATCATATAAGGAGAACGCTCTGCTTTAAGTAAAACATTATCATTACCTATAACAACTATAGCTTCTACTAAATCACCATACTCTGCTAATAAATCTGTTCCACCTTCTATAAAGTCTACTACTCCATCTTCAGGGTCATCTATTAGTTTTTCTGGAACTAGTCCATAATACCTAACAACTTTAACTTTATCATGGTCATACTCTTCATCTATCCATGATTCTTCTAAGTCTAGTTCATTAGAAGCATTACCACCTAAGTCTGCTTTTAAATATACACCAGATTCCATATTAGCTGCTACTTTATGTGAAGATACAAACTCTTCAATAGCAACTCCCATAGCATCTTTAATATCTGTAGCATTAGGGTCTATAAGAAAGTTTTGAGGACTAATAGGATTAAGAACTACTGTAACTTTTTCTTTTGTTCTAGTTCCAACTGCTACTTGTTCTACATCTTGCATTACATCTGTAGCTGGAACTATCTCTTTAACTTTTTTAAGTACTACCTCACCAATTCCTGTACCATATATAGAAGCTAATAAAATAATATCTCCTACTTGTTTTCTTAAACCTGTTTGTTTAAAACATTGTTTCATATATGCTTGCATATATTGTATATCTTTACCATCCTTATCTTGCATGTCTTCATCTATACTAAATAAAGAATTTCCAGAACCAAAGACACCTTCTTCAATTTCTGATGCATGGTTTTCAATAGCTTCTTGTAATGCAGGAGATATAATTCTGCTTCTTTCAGACTCTCTCATTTTATCTTGAGGAGACCATTCCCCTCTCCAGAGTCTTTCATACTCTTTCCATGTTTCTAAATAATTAGTATCTCTATTATCTCTCCAGTCGTCTAAATGTCCTTGTATCCAAGAGACTAGTTGTGAAGGTGCTTTATATTCTGCCATTTTTAATTTCCTTAGTTAATATCCACTTACTACATCAAGAACTTCATAATCTTCTTCTATGTCATCAAATACTACATCTACTATTTGAACTTGGTCTATATAAGCTAATGCATCTACCAAATCGTCATGCAATTGGCTATTGGGGAAATTAACCAACTGGTCAATAAAATGATTATTCCAGTCACCATTATTAAGTTCAACTTTCCCATGTTCAAATCTTCCTTGTAATGCCCATACAATACGTTCTGTTTTCTTTTGATTACCGTGAGTACAATCATCTATTTTAAAGAAAGTATTATACTTTCTCATTAAGTCTAATAGATAAGGAGCAGCAGCATTTTTTAATGAGCCTTTCTCTATACCTATCCTTGTAGGTTCATACTCTGTTACTGCATTAAATATCTGCTCACAAGTTTCTTTAATGTCCCATCTACCATGTTTAATATCAGCTACCCACCAACCACCTTCATGTACTTTAACTATGGCTATAGCTGTTTCATCTAACTTACTATTTTTATTACCAGCATCTTTATCTACTTTTACAAAACCTGCTAAATCGACAGCTATAAAGTAGTTGCCTTCTTCAGGTTCTTCATCATTCATTTTTATCCAGTCTTCTTTAAATATATCTCTAGAAGCTGCTTCAAAGGAAGCTAAAAACTCTTGTCTAAAAGCAAAAGAACTCATTGAGTTTTTTGCAGCATTTATTTCTGACTCTGGTATTAAAGGATTATCATAAGAAGAAAAATGAAATGATTTCCAATCTTTATCAGTATCTTTTTCTGCATATTTAAACAGCTCATAAAAATGATTACGACCTTTAGGTGTACCTATGAAAACTGCCTTACCTTGTACATCTGCTAATGCTGGTCTAAGTATCTGTTCCCATACATTAGGTTTAATATCTGCATACTCATCTATAACTACAAATGCAAGTCCTACACCACGCAGAGTATCTGGTCTATCTGCGCCCTTCAAGTATATCTTTCTTCCATTAACCAAAGTTAGTACAGAAGTATTTTCATGTGCTGCTGATATTACATCATGTCCTAATTCTTTTAACACACCCCACATAATATCTTTAGCTTGTTGGAATGTAGGAGCTACATAAAAGATATCCTTACTCTTTGACTGTAGCCCTTCTATAAGTAACATCCAAGCAGCTAGTCTAGATTTACCAAACCTTCTTCCTGCTGCTACTACTCTAAATCTAGAATTGTCATTCCAAACTTCTTGTTGTTTATCATGCAGTTTAACATTTAAGTCAGTCATTTATCTTAAAAGGTCTTTAATTTTACCTAAATTAATTTTAACTTTATCACTTTTTGCATCTAGTTTTTGCTCTGCATAAGCTCTAATAGTTTCTTGTTCTAGTGTATCAAACTTTGCTATTAGTTTATCTGCTTTTAAATATTCACCATTATTTATTAATTTTTTAAAGCGTTCTCTTGTTTTTGTACTATTAATATTATAGCTGTCTGTAACATAAAGATTACCATTTTCTATTTTCATAGCAGAGTTACCTAATAAGGTAGCCATTCTAAAAGGAGTATTTGTAAAACTTTCTAACATAGCTTCTGGTTTATTCTTTACCATGTTTAATACCTCACTCTCTGGTATTCCCCAATCAACATAACCAAGTCCTGATGAAATAGTACCTTTCTTTAATTTCTCTCTTCCTTTTTCTCTTAAATAGTCTAAATCCCCTGAAGAAAGAAAGTTTTCATCATACCCTTTATTTATAGGAAGTCCTTTATCAGCTAGTCTACTTTCAAGATAAGCCCTAGCATTAGAAGGAAGCAGACCATATAATCCTTGTTGAAGAAAACTAGCCAATTACATACCACCATATTTTATAATCTGTTTAAGATAGGCTCTTGTATAATCTGGTATCTGACTTTTCCATAAACCTCCTGATTTCTCTGCTTCCTCCATCATTCCAGGTCCACCATTATAAGCAGCATATGCTTTTTCTTTATCTCCACCAAACTTCATTAGCATAGCCATGAAGTACTCTTGACTAAATCTTTTATGTTCTGCTTCACTTGCTGTTCTAAGATTCTTAATTGGTGTAACACCATAACCAGGCTTAGCAGCCGTTGATGGCTTTATTTGGTACTTACCAAGAGCTCTGTTTCCTATTTTACCAAGCTTTGCCTCTCTTAACTTACCATCTTTCTCTCGATGTATATTACTTGATTCTGTCATAGCTATTGCGTCCATTACACTTTCTGTAGATGATTGATTGGACAGTAAATCATCTACTACTGTTTTCCCAGCAAAGTACCTGTCTGTATTAGCAGTATTAGTACGAGTATCAGTTTTTTCATTATTTGCATTAAGTCTCTCCTTAAAAAAGTCCATTACAGATTGACTAGCTTCTGTGAAAGCTTTATCTTCTGGTTCATTTAAAACATCATCAAACTGACTTTCAATTTTGTAGTCTCTTTTATAATCTGCCTCAAAATCTTTTATTGGGACTTCATTCTTAAATGGATATGTAGTTGCTTCCTCCATTTCTTTTAATTTTGCTACTTCCCTATCATGTGGCAGAGTCTCTAACTTTGGTTTATCAAACTGACTTTCAATTATATTATCGAAATTTGATTCACCTAATTCACTATTCATATCATACCAAGGATTACCTGGATTATATGCAGAATTATCTGTTGGATATATTTTATTAGCTAGATTACTAGCAGAATCCTTAGACATAGTAGCATAACCTTTAAATTCACCAAGGTCTCTACTTAATAAATCTTGAGCAGACCTAGTAGCTCCTTGAGCAAAGTTATTCTTTCTTGTTGCAAATATATCATCATACCAGTTACTCGCCATCTGCTGTCTCCATGTCTATTGTGTTTACTTCGTCTATTTTAGGTGTATCTATACCACTAATCTGTATTTGTATCTGATTACCACCACCTTTCATGTTCTTTACATAGTCTGTTGGTAGTATTCTATCCATAACTATCTTTAAACAAGCCATTTGGTCATCATCATTGTCATTCATAGCCTTTTCTAGAACCTTGTCTACAACTCTCTTACCTTTAATGTTCAACATTCCAGCTAATATTTCTTGATGTCTTTTCTTTTTGGATACTGGTAGAATAGCATCACTTTTCTTCTTGTAGTGTTTTGGTAGTTTCCTCTTTTTTAGAGGTAATCCAGCTTTGCTCCTTATTTCATTTGTTTTTTCTATACTTCTTCTACCCATTTTATCTCCAAAGAGGAATTTCTTATTCTTTACTAATGTCTCCACATTATGGAGACCTTAATT